ATAGCAATAGCTATGATTTCTTAACAAAATTATTTTATGAAATATGAAATAGTTAAATTATCGCAGGACTCGATTGACCTGTACTTAACAGAGAGTGCACAACAATCAGCTTCCGGTTATTTTGAAAACCTTGCGCGCGGACAGAAACCTACTCAACGTACCCCGCTGTACAAAGATCTTTCTAGTAACGAGGTGTTTGATCTTTGGGTAGAATATTTGGAAACCCGAATGGAACGCTTTGATAAGGAACGTCCATTAATTGAATATGATATGTCTAGATTGAGTAAGTGTGGTCCCCAGGGTGGACTGAAACCGCTAGATGAGCGTTTGAATGATCTGTTTGATTATTGGCAACTACCAAATACCGACGGCGTAAACTTTAATAAAGAATGTATCGACCAAGTTCGGAAAGAGCTATTTGGTGGTGTAAGAGATAAACGACCTCTTACTGTCGAAAGTGTCGTTAAGAGGGATCAGTATGATGATAAATTAATCACCAACTCAGGATCTCCCGATTTTGCTAAACGTAATGAACCTTCAGTGTTACGACAAGCAATCGAGGACGCAAAGTCCGGCAAATGGAATGAATATCCTATGATTCTGGGATCTAGGAGTCAACGAGGAAAAGAAAGATTTATATTCCTTGCACCATTTAGCACAAATATTGTAGAAAAGCAATATTTATACCCGTTGATGGATCACATCCGTAAAACTAACCTACCATTCTTCGCAGCTTGGGAAGGTTTTAGTGCTGTTGAGGATCAGTTTAAATTAACTAACTTCTTTAATTCTGATGTTTCTTACGTCCAACAGGACTATACGGCAATGGATAAGTACTTTAACTCAGCACTCGGAGAGCTAGTATTCGAAGTGACTAAAGACTTCTTCCAATCAAGATATCACCAAGAATGGAATGATATCATCCAACATGTATTTAATATACCGGTTATGACTCAGATTGACAAACTAGTTAAAGGACCGCATGGACTCATGAGTGGATCAGGGTTAACAAACTTCCTCGAGTCGATAGT